ATGGAGCTGTTTGCAGAACGGCAAATCGACTACGTTCGGGCCACGATTAAGAATTATACGCCCGAAGAAATTATTTCGATGCTCCCGTTTGAGTTTAGTTATCGGGACTGGGGCCGATGGACGTATCGGCAAAGTTATGTGTCATTGGGCGGCGAGGTTTCGATTTTCTTTGACGGTGTTCACACCGATCAAGGTATCTGCCTCGATATTCCAGGCTCCGGTCTGCGGGCTCTGGAAGCGGCGGCCCTGGCCAAGGGTGAGAAATTCGATATCCGCGAATGGCTGGGCAAACTGGCCAGGATGGGGGCGAGGGCTTCCCGAATCGACGTGGCTTGCGATACCTCTAACCCGCTTGTAACCATGGCCCTCGTCAGGCACCATCTAGAACAAGACGCTTATGTTTCTCGGGCTCAATCTTGGCGACCGATGGAATGCCACCGGCGCGGCCAGGTCGTGGAGGTTCAGGGATTCGAGATCGGCGGCCGCAAGTCGGAATCCTACATGCGGATCTACGATAAGGCACTCGAGCAAAAGGTAGAGGGTCACCTGATCCGCTTCGAGGGCGAGTTTAAGGGCAAGAAGGCGGCCCGGCTCATGGAGATCTTTGTTAAAGAGGGGTGGGACGCGGCGGTGGGTTGCCTCCGGTCCATTATCGACTTCACCGAAGTGAGCGACGAAGACGAGAACGTAAGTCGGCGAGACCGGGCCAGCTGGTGGGAGCTGCTCATTGGGGCATCTAAACACGTCGTGGACGTGGCCAAGACCACCAGCAACAACCTTTCAAAAACCTATGCCTGGATCGAAAGGCAGTGTAAGGGGGCGTTCTGGGCACTTACGGAAGCCTCTGGGGGCTCCGTGGATTGGTTCTATTCCCTACTCCGGGACGGGACGGCCAAGCACTCCGACAAGATGAGCATGATGGCGCAAGCGGCCAAGCTGTTCCTCTTTGACAATCAGTTCAGGTATCAGGGAGCTTTAGAGGTGCCTACGGCATGTATTACGTAGGCACTTATGACGATCACCGCCAAAGAAGGGTTATGCGGCTACCGACTGTTGCATTCTTGAACAAAGGTGTTTGACATCTCCATTCATCGAAGGTAAGTCATAGATGAATGCCAACAGATCGCGACGCCGAATAATTGGAACAGTTGGATTAGAAACATCCAAGGAGATTGAGTTATTCAATACAATTGCGCCAAGGCAAGGGATTCCGAGAATTCTGGTGACGACACTCTGATTTCGTTTTAGTTGACGAGAGTAACTCTTTATTGGCTTCCAGTATGTCGGTGAAACTTGCACTTTCCAAGTATCACCAATGCAGACTAACGGCACAGAGAGAGTCTTTTGCTCTAAAACCAGGGCTCCAAATGGGCCAAGAAGAATGAAATCAATATCGCCATTTTGCTGACCTGGATTGAAGTTTCGGAATAGTATATATTCGTCCCCCAAAACAGAGAGAACTTGGGCGGTCTTGTCTTCTCCTCGTTGACCTTGAGAAGGGTTCACATTCAATTGTAAACACTTAAGAAAAAGAGCATAACCAAAGGATGCTGGAATCCAGAGAAAGACCAGGTGAACTGCACAGAAAGAAAGCAAAACCCCTGAGATTAAAAAGGCCATGGCTAAATTCTTGATTCTCTTGCTCTTGTTCCTGGCGAAAGATGGATACTCGATCACCTGCATAAGAGCGATTTTTGGTCAGTTCAAAAAAATCTGAAGCTATAGAAGACTGCCTAGCGTCTGTAGGACCAGCAGAACGGCGCGGCACCTTTACGAGAGGTTCCTGCCCCAAGCAAATTTAACAGGCCCAGGCGTCACTGTACGTGACTGGAGGTGCGTTTGGGCCAAGGGGTAACTACATGGTCCAACAGATTCTAGTCGTGGCGGCTAAGACGCTCGACTTCAAGTCCGACAAGGGCGACGAGATAAAGGGAACGCAGGTTCATTACCTGATGACGGGGGTCTCCCCGGATAAGGAAACCAAGGGATACATTCCCTTAAAAGCGTTTCTCAAAGGTGCGCCCGCCAAGAACGTGAAAGAGGTCCCTGGTGTTTACCAAGGTGCCTTTGCGGTTTCGATGAAAGACGGTAAGCCGAATCTAACGCTGACCGATCTCGACTTCGTTTCCGAGGTCACTCTTGGCTAGCGGAACCGTGTGTTTCGTAGCCGATGGCCGTTACCAGACGGAGAAAACCGGGGACCTTAAAGCCTCGGTGGATTCGGTCATTCTGGGCGGCAACCGGGTGGTTTGGGTGGAATGCGATAAGCGTTTCCGCTCGTTTCACCCGCTGACTCCGGTTAAGGAAATACGCAACCGCGTCGATGGCCTATGCGCTCAGGGGGTGCTCTGTTGACTTACGAGCAAGCAGAACACCTGCTCCAAAAGACGGACCTCATTTATGAGCAAGTCGAAACGGCCAACCTTCTAGCCCTTAAGACCAACGCGGCAATCTTGGCGATTTTCGCGTGTTTCTTGGTGGCCATTCTCTTCCTCGCCGTGAAGGCGGTTCGAAGGAGTTAAGCGGATGGACTTTACTTCCCTGCTTCTCTTCACCGCCAAGGCAGTATCCATCTACGTCCCGTGCATGTTCGTGTTCGAGTACGTGGTGGGAAAGATCAAGGATTCGGTGACGGGCTTATGAGCTGGTACGACACGGAAATTCTAAAGACTCTGGTTGACCAGATCGTTAAAGCCGTCACCTTCGGAATTCTGACCGGCGCTCTTTTTAGTGCCGTGTTCAGGATAAAGACCCCACCGGGTCAATAGCTCAACAACTCATCAACAGGAGGTTCTTACTATGAACATCAAGAAAGTCCAAGCTCTTTTCATCCGTGGCCGATCGAAGGTGATCGCCACCACTTCCCTTGCCTGCCTTGCGATCGGGGCGGCCATGGCCCAGGAAACCACCGGCGGCGGTGACGGCCTGGATTACTCGACGTCGGTCACGGCTTTCAAGACCGATATGACCTCGTTCTTCACGACGAACGGTCCGGCTCTGCTCGGTGCCTTGGTCGTGATGCTGGCGTTTGGCATCGTGTGGAAGCTCGTCAAGCGAGCGGCCAAGAGCGTCTAAGGACGCGCGAAAGTGTGGGGGTTCTCGCGCGGGACCCCCTAGCAACTGGAGGTTATGGCAATGCGCAAGATTCTTGCGGCGTTAGGGGCTCTCCTCGCGATGGCGACGGTAAGGGCAGATATGACACAGGTCGAGCTAGATCACCCGGAGTTTTCGGGAACGATCTTTTGCACGTTCCTCCCGAATCCGGTTGACGTGACCTCCGGCGAGGGCGGTACCGGGCTCAATATGCTTCCCACGGCGTACACGCTGAACCGGAAATCTAACATTGAGTTTCCGGGCAAGTTCCAGACGGATATTTCTATCCTTCAGATAAAGCGTTACATCATCTACACCAATAAATTCATGCCGATCACCCCTCGAACGGTGGTCGCTTCCCTTCCTGCGGTGAGTAAGGTAGCGGGCTCCGACAGTGGGACGGATGCGAGTGAACCCAACCTAGACGGAAAGCTGTTTTCGGCGACGGCCTGGGCATCCAGCGACGATTACAAGTATGGGAAATTCCAGCTTGTCATCAGGATTTCGTACAACGGCACGACCTGGGCGACGATCCACGAACAGAACTTCATCATTTCGCCGGTCGGCCTGAGAGATTCCAACACAGACGGGGGTTCTAACCCCTATGGTGGGGGCGGCCTTACCCCCGGCGATCTCAACGGCCAGAACATCAACCAGGGCGGCTTTTGGGAGGGCATTTTGAGCGGTCTCTTTGTTCCTCAGGAAGAGACCTTGAACACGCTAAGGGATACGTTGATGCAGTGGGGCACGTGGGGGCCGTTTGGGATCATTACGGCGCTGAACACCCGGTTTCAGGAATATCAGACTGACGGCGGTTTGGAGTACTCCTTTACGATCAATTTGCCGTTTGCGGGGGCGACGACGTTCGACCTCACGCCTTATGAAACGTTCATCAAGATCGCGCGGGTTCTGATGTCGATGGCGCTTTGGTTCCTGGTGGTGTGGGGTCTATGGCACAAGGTGTACAAGAAGGTTTAGGCATGTGGAAGTACATCAAAGTCATCGGTGCGCTGGCCCTTGCCTTCTACTTAGGTCGGGCCACCGCGGCGCGTAAAAAGCCCGTCATCATCTGGAAGAACTGCGAAACGGAACTTGAGCTCTGGAGGGCCCAGCGGTGATTATCGACGGCCTTTTGATGCTCTTAACCGGGATTGTCCAATGGGCATACGACCTGTTGCCCGAATGGAACATTCAGGACCAGCTGTTCGGCGGAATGCTCAACGACGGGCGCGGTTGGACTCCCATGAGTGGTTATTGGGAGACGTCCGGCCAGCCTCAAACTCCGCTGACCTCGATCTTTGCGAGCATGTGGCAAATGAACAAGTACGTTCCGGTGGACCATCTTTTGGCGGCCATGACGCTCGTCGGCGTGTTCTGGGGCGCGGTTCTCGCCTTTAGGGTCGGTAAGTGGCTCATCGGCGTCATTCGTGGGTCGGGTACTCAATGATTGAGGCTCACGTGGGATTACCCGGCTCTGGCAAATCGCTCCATGCGGTGCGGCGCCTTCTTGCGGCGAAAGCCGATGGCCGTCGAACGTTGGCGAACTTTCACTCTCAGACGGGCATGTGGGACTTTGCACTTTGGGCGGACATGGTTGAGGCGGGTAACTGCCTGGCCGTGATCGACGAGGCGCATATGTGGTTCTCGGCGAGATCCTGGACCAAGACGAACCAGGCGGAACTCTCGGTCTTTCAGCAACACCGGAAGGAAGGCATGGACGTGGTTTGGATCGCCCAGCACGAGGGGCGGGTAGATGTGGCGGTGCGAGAATTGACGGCTTTCATATGGAGGCATAAGAAGCTCGGGCGATTCTGTATAGCTTCAAGAGTCACGCCGGATGAGCCGAAAAAGGTGCTCCAGCGCCGGATTATCCGTATTGGCCCTTCCCTGGCCCAGCACTACTTCACCGAAGAACGTATCGGGTTTAAGGACGGGGAGGGTTACAAGTTCGGCGGCGGCAAGGCGTACGCCCGCAAGGGCGGGAGCGTGCCGACGCTGGACGAGAACTACCGTCTGGCCCCGAACTTCTTCCGGCTGGAGTTTCCGGGCCATATCCGATATCTCCCGGCTGATGCTCCGGGCCTGGCTCATGTCGTAGCTCTTGCGCTAAGAGAATGGCGAGAACTTGGCGGCCAGGTGGAAGCGGTCAATATCGCGGTGCCTCTCTACCGTGGCTCGGATGGCCATTTTCACGAGCTGAGCGTAGACGGCGAGCTGATCCCGAACCAGGCCCAGAAGGACATTTTCGAGGCGGCGAAAGAGTTACTGGCCACGTTACCAGGGACTCTTTCCGGAACCCCTTCTCTTCTCCGGGTGGGTGCCGTCCATGGGGCCCCAGTCAAGGGCAAAGCCGTTGCGACGCAGGAGCCGGTTCCGCAGGAACCCTTGACAGGGTGGACGGTACCCAATGCTTCCAATCGTAGGGGTTCGGAGCCGTCCCACGCCGAGCGCGTCCGGGCTCTGCTGGAGAAGTACGCGGACCGAGTGTCCCCTAGCCGCTCTCAGAGATCAGCCCAATGAAACGGCAAATCGACGGGTTCTCTGCATTTGTAAGAACTTTTGGCCCGATTTAGGACGATTAGATGGGTACTGACATGCGCGAGTTGAAAGTAAATCTAGACGATCTGCTTTATTTGATGTGTGTTGTCCGTATTGCCATTCGTAAACACAAAGAACAGACGATCTTCTTCGAGAGGATCAATCGGCCAGATGGTGTAGCAAGTTGCGAAAAAGATATTAGGGTCGGTTCGAGGCTCTTGGACCGTATGAAGAAAATGAAGCCAAGCTTTCAACTCACAATGTTCGATGATGATGGATAGGCGGCCTTAATGAGTCTAAGTAGTTGTACTGGTATCACGCATTAAGCATTATTACTAGACAACTTACCCACCTTTCATTATTATGAATATTTCAGACCAGAAGGCACTTCCCTCAACCAAAATCGCATCGGGGCCGTATTATCATCGATAAACCATGGATGACTCACGCCCCGGAAGGCCGCGTCTGGCAGACAGACCGCTGTTTCGCTTTGACGCCATCAATCGCGCCATCCAGATTTACCTCGGAAAGTTCTTTCCGTGTCTTCTAGGTTTGGTTGCTGTCCTTGCCTTGGCGGCTTTCATTGAAAGGACGCCCAATGCCATATTTCAGGCTGTCTGCGGAGATCCCATCGTTTTCTTCTTGAAACGACCAACTGCTCATTTCATCTACAGTGCGGCATGCGCAATCCTCAATATAAGCGTTCATGCGCTCCTGTCCGCTGGCTACCTAAGAATGATCTTGGCTTTCACCCGAGGAAGCGCGTTTTCGGTGGGACAAATCTTTCGTCGTCAAGCCGGAGAGCTGAACATCATTGTGATAGGTCTTGTCGCAACCATTCCATATTGCGTTATGTGGCCCCTGCTCAAAGAATGGGTATTCGCAGAAGGCAATACGATCAGAATCTGGGCTGCTCTCGGTATCATGCCTCTTGCCGAATTTCTGGCCCTGCCGACTATCTTTGCGGGAATATTTGCGTTTGATCGAGGCCTGAATATCAAAGAAAGTCTAACCAAAAGCGTTAAATGGGCGTTTTCACAATATCCTCAGCTCTTACTCGTCGTAGCCATTTCGTGGGTGTCGGGTGTTTCGGGTGCGGCCGTCTTTGGGATCGGTGTTTTTGCAACACTGCCAATCCCTTTGATCACCTTGGCGATCCTTTACCAAGACAATCTCGTTAAGAGCCAGTGATCTAAACCCGAAGGACAGAATCACCGGCGATCACAAACACAGAATCTCCCGCCTTCGCCCGAATCCGTCCGTAGCCCGTAAACGCCCCGAACGCCGGCAACACCGCGCAAGACTCTCCGAACCAAAAACACGGCAAAACCAAAGATTGCTCGGCCCGGCCCACCAGCCGAGCCCCCGGGTGTAAGTGTCCCGCCAATCCGTAGCCCTCCGAAAGTGCCTGCGGCTCATGAAACAACCGGAACGGTCCCAAGGCTTCTCCATTGGGCACGTCCAAAACCCGTTGATGGGCAGGCAGCGGCAGACACTTGCGGTCATGGTTCCCGTCCACTAACCACACGTCGAGGGCACTGTGAGCATCGCGCCAAGAGGAAAACTGCTCCAACGCTCCCTCCGTCCTTCCCGCCTGCGCATGCCACAGATCACCTAAGATGCAGAGTCGCAAAGGCTGAACGTCTGAGATTACGGAACTTAATCGGGTCAAGGTATCCATTGTCGCCCCGGTAGGTACCGGAACCGCCAGCGCTCGAAATGCCGCCGCCTTTCCCAAGTGCAAATCGGCCACGAAGAGTGTGCGCTCAGCGGGCCAAAAAACCGCCTTGCCTGGAAGCAACACCAACGTCTCCCCCGCCACTTCGCATACCGCACTTCCCTGCGCTTCGGAAATCAT